TTTGACTGCTCCTTCAGCCGTTCGTACACAAGGTCAGCTATGTATTGGTACATATCGCCCGGTGGTTGATCAGGTACTAGGTTGCAGTGCTTGGCGTGACGTGTATCCCGTAATAACAAATGTAAAATCTGCATACCGTTGTTACTACAGTCCATACGTACAGGAAAGTGAGACACGTAACCGTATCCTTCTTTCGTAAACTGTTGATACTCAAGACAAAACGCAAGAAAACCAAACGGTTCACTCGCTTCCATCCACCAGTCGTTCGTCATCGGATCAGCTGCACACTCTAGTATATCGTTCTTATGTTGACCCACCCACGCTACTCGCTCCATCAACGAACCCTTTATACCCCAAGCGTTAGCTCCGTGAACCAGTAGTCGTTCAGCGTCCTCTTCATCCGTAACCTGTTGACCATCAGCGAATTGCAACAAAGCTCTGGCTAGATCAGAACCTTGTGGGTGCAGGTAAGCTGGCATATAATAAACACGACCACGATAATCAATACGAGCTGGAAAGTATACCTCATCCCACTCGCTGTACTTCTTGGCTAGGTGCATGACCTTCGCGTGTTGTAGCCTTTTGCTACGGTTGGACTCGTTCATGCGACGTATCTTGTCTTGTTTAAACTTCCATTGTCTCAGTTCTTCAGGTCGTTCGTTACCGTTCTCAAGGTACGGTTGCATCGGTACTTCATGAAAGTCGAACACTCGTTCCAACTCCCAACACTTCTGAGCCACGTCCAGTATCTTCTTGTTGATCTGCCACGGTACTCGTTGGACATTGTTACAAGCGGTATAAATAGTATTGATAGAAAAGAAATCGTAGTTAGCTTTGCTTGGTCTGTTCATAACAAACGGATCGTTAAACGTCTCGTACCCTCCGTTGTAATAATCAACCCAGTCTCTCGGTTTGTTTGGCAACGCCATACGCATCGGATCAAGCATCTCTTTCCACTTGTCGTATCGTCTTACCCAGTCAGTAAAGTCAGGAGTCAGCACCACGTCCTTTCGTTGTCTCTTACCAAACCGTTCAATACGAAAGTCAACGATGCCTGTGTGTGTCTTGATTTCGTTTAACAACCACGAACCTAACGCCAACTTGTGTCGTCCCTCCCAACACGTAAATCGTCTGTTATTCTTTTCAACCGTGTAAAACCGTTGCATCTTAGACCGTTTACTCTTCGTGCCTTTGATCCCCCACATCTTATTTTTTGGTACGGTCTGTTCAGCAACACGTTGTCGTGCTATTTCTTCGAACGCACCACCTATCTCCCTTGCCAACGCGGTAAAGAATCGGTCGGGTGCGTACATACGGTCGAGTAAAACCTTTAGACCGATGTGTGCCACCATCTGCGGATGAAAGTCTGCGATGTAACACAACCACAACGGCATAGATGGACTGTCGTCTCCGGCAAATCGGTTAAAGAAATCTTCAATCGGTTGAGCGAGTTGTGGTGCAAGCTTACCAAGGATACGCTTCGAGCTGTCCATCTCAGAACCACGATCACTTTCTTTATAGAACTGTTGGAACTGGCGGTATGTCGCTCGTCCCCAACGTTTCATTTCGAACTCAATTGCCTTCGACATCGTTCTTGTCTCTCTTTATGTAATCGTAGGAATATTTAGGACGAACACGAGGTCGATCACTTCGAACAACCTTCAGGTTAGCATCATAACACAACTCATTCTGTGACCAAAAGTAATCCAGTCCGTTCGCTACTTGTTTAGCTAAAGACTCGTCTATTTCTATGTCTTCGATCTCGTCCTCGTGTCCGTCCGTTTCCATCAGTAGTCTAGTTTGTTTTCTTCGTATTGTTGAATCAAATATAGTTCCCTTAAAGCTTCAAGTTCTTCACGTTGCTCGTCGGTCAAATCATCATCGTCCTCGTAGTCAAGGAACGATGTTAAATAGCTATCGTAGTCCATTAAAGTAGAATTTTAGGAAAGTTCTTAACTTCTGGGATAACGACACGTAATAGCTTTTCTCCTTTTATCCACCTATTCCAAGCAACAAGTCCTGCGTATATCATGTCACCTTGAGGCATCCGATCAACACCGACAACTTTTAATTGGTTACACTTGGTAATATGTCTTCGCAAAGTGTCAGCAGGGTGACCTTCATACAAACCGTGACCTTTAAACAAATGCTCAACAACAAACTTGTTTGCAAGAGGTGACTCAGCGTGTTCATAATCTCCAAAACGTCTTTCACGTTTACGTAAAAAGTAATGAAGTACGGAACAACCTGCAATCGGTGCTTTAAAATAACTCTTAGCTTTTCCTACTAGATTGACTGAATATTCAATGTCAGAGTACTTTTTCAGTACATCCATGACTTCATAAGGTTGTACTTGTCTAGGTATCCCTCCTCGCCTGTTCTTTAACAACCCACTTTCATAAGCTTCAAGGACATTGAGTGTAGATGCAAGTTGTGCCGTGTATGCTTTGTCTTCGATTGCTAACACATCCGCACAGCTTCGCTTAGAACCTGCATCATGGGTTGCAAACATATCTGTATCGTTGTGTTTATGAACAAAACCTTCGAACGGAACACCTGCCATAACGCAAGCTAACATACGATGTTGTCCGTCTTCGAGTTGATCGCCAAGAAAGTGAATCGTTGTGTTAGGTTTCCATTTACCTTCGAGCATAGCTTTAGCGTACCTCTTTACTATATTTGTTTTTACTGGTCTGTTTTTACGTCGGCTATCAAGAATAGCCTGTGCTTCTGATGGTTCGATTATTACATATGGGTTTGATTTACTTTCGATTATTTTCATAGTTAGTTTTTTGTTGTGGTTATTTGGTTTTAGTTTCGTCCGCAGTTACGGACACGTACAAGTCATGGCGTTCGTTGTTAAGCTTGTCAAGTAGCTTCTGAAGCTCTAAGTACAACGGAAAGAATCGGTTATCAGGGTCGATGAAGTCACCGCCCATTTCGTTCTGGTGAATCCAGTACATAATTTCTTCGATCATAACGGTCGGTTCTCTAGTCTTCATACAGAAAGCTTATTAGGATTAAGAATAGGATGATGATGGTCAGGTAAGTTGTAATACTCATTGTGCTTCTAGCTCCTTTTCTATCTCCTGCAAATAAGCCTTTATCTGCCAGTCATCCTCGCAAAGACTTCGTATCTTACGGACTCCGTGCATTATGCTTCCGTGGTGTTTGTTAAACTTCTCAGCGACGGACACGTACGATCGTCCAGTCATGGCGTAGTAGTAACAAATCTGCCGGGCAAGGGCGTGTGGTTGGTATCTAGTAGAGCTATCTATTAACTCAGGCGTGGTATCAAATACAGCACTAACGGCCTTCTTGATCTTTTCTAGTGGTAGTTTTCTCGGTTGTATCATTAGTTTTATTCTCGGTTTTATTTATAGGGTTGTCAGTTGCTTGTCGTATCATTCCTTCGATGATCGAATAATTGTTGTTAGGTTGTGGAAAGCAAAGATCAGCAAGGCACTGGACGCATATATCTTCGCCTTCGTTATCCGAGCCTTGAAGCGTTAAGCCACATTGTTTGCAAGCTTGTTTAGTCATCGGTTAACATAGGCATTTTGTATGGACCCAGTTGTCACTTCGTTTGCAATCGCTTCCGCTTGGTCCCGGTCTACATCTAACACTTCGCTAGACAATTCAATTAAACGGTCCACATCTGCCGGATAAGTTAAAGGACCCATAAGTCTACCTTTACGGTTCTTTTTAGCTTTGGTCCATTGATCGAAACAAATGCGTTTCAATCGTGCTTGTATTAAGTTATAGACTTGGTCTTGTATTTTCATAGTTTTATCGGTTAAGTGTACGCCCACAAAATGGGCAAGGTGAGCCGTCAATCGGACAGCTAAAGCCATCATCACTCGGACATAAGTCTATCGGATGATCGCGGTAGCTTGTCGAGCAACTGGTGGCTGTTAAGAGTAGTAAGAGAAGTGGTAGTAATAGTTTATTCATGGTCTGAAGATTATATATCCGATTTCTTGTCCAATAGCCTCGTAAAGATCGGTTAAATATTGTTTGGTACTTTCTGCAACTGTATAAACTCTTGGAAATTCTTCTTCCGTCTTGATCAGTCCCGTCTCGAAATCCGATTCAATCCATAAATTTAACAAGTGAAGACTGACCAGTATTTCGTCATCTTGTCTTTGAGTATCGTCTAAATTAGCAAGTACCTTTAAATCATATAGTACATCGTTGTCATATATATCAGCAAGATAACAAGCTTGGTATTTACTGAAAACAAACGGTTTTGATAGTGTTCTTGTCATAATTAGCTTTCCTCCTTTTCAAACTCGATCCCTACTAGATCGACAACATTACAAGCCAGCCCGAACTCTGGATATTTACAAAAATACGGTTCACTGTCTGGTTCCTTATCGTCCCATACATCAATGTTTTTATTTTGTTCCATGAATCGGTTAAAGTTTTCAATGTCTTCGTCTTCGAGACCGTCTAAGTCTCTATTGAATAACGCACATAATGCATAAGCTGGGAATTGGTATTCGTATTGGTTTTTTATTTTCATAGTGTTTTAAAATTCGGTCTCTAGTATAGTTTTAATTGTTTGAATTGGTTTTCGGTCTCGTAAGGCTTGCAAGATATTATCGTTTTCAAGTGCTATGCTTGGTGCAATCAATAGCTCATTGCAAAGTAGTATAAATTGTGTTTTTGTCATATATCGGTTTTTTCTATCGGTTAGGTAATGATTAGGATTCGCGACATGCTAGGTACAAAAGTACAAGCCACGCGCCCAGCGCTAAAAGCGGACTAGCTAACAAGTAAATCAGGAAGGTGCTCGTTTTTGTCCGGGGCATGTGCCTATCAATGTCGTTTTCGGTTTTCATGTTATGCTCTTATCCTTTCAATATATAATAAGTTGAATACCCTTGCTTTTCGTATTTTACGAAGCACTTAGATATGGCTTGCTGTCTATTTCCGTCTATACCGTCCCCTTGCCACTCTGGCACAATCCCCGAAGGTTTTGCACGGTAATGTAATTGCTTAGTAAATGGGTGTTGTTCTCTGGTTACTTCAATAAATAGTGTCACAATTTTATCCTTTCGTACCGATTGAGTTAATCAAATCTATATTCCAATCGTAAATTAAACCTTGCTCGCTTTTGTTAGGCAGTTGCACTTGGCAAATAGGTTTTGATTGATAGGTTTTTTCATAAGTAAGTAATAATAAGAGTTGTTATTAATTGTTTTCTTCAATTTGAAAGCCTTCCCAATAGCTGCTTCCGAAGACGTTTTCAAAGCCATAGTAGCTAACAATGTCATATATCTTTTGAGGTAATGGCAACGCATCCCAATCTTCTTTTTTACTTCCCATGCAAAGGAAAACTTCTTCAAGGTCCGCCCAGTCAAATTCTTTGTAAACATCCAAGTCTGTATCGAATGTGCAACGGTCAAACTTGTTGTATTCTGTACCGTTGACACCTATGCCATATATAAATTCAATTTGATTGTTTTCTTCTTTCCATGCCATGCCGTACTCAAACAAAGAAGTTGCAAGACATGCGTCAATGCCGGCATAGCCGTGCTTTTCAAGTTTTGGGATAGTATTAATTTCTGTAGTATTCATAAGTAATAAGTTTTGAGTTGTTAGTAATAAGTTGTGAGCCTTTCCCTTAGTACTTTTCTTGCAACCTGTCAAATCAATTGTTTATAACTATCGCACAAGTCTTTAATAACTAGATAGATAAAAAAGTAAAAAAAGTTTTATAAAGTTTACAGTAAATTGATTTAAAGCGAAAAGATCCGATGAATTGATGAATGAGTATTTATCGAAAGTATTGAGTAAAGGCGATTAGAGCTTTAGCGATAAATTGATCGTTTTTGATCGGTATTGATCGTTTGTGATCGTTTTGATGACGGCTGAAAGCGTAAAAAATAGATGCAAATGACTTGCAATAAGCGAACGATTCAAAGCCATTCAATCAGCCTTAACGCAACTTACTTGCAATAAGCAAAACAACTGGCAACGATACCGGCTACCCAGTCTCATAAACTATTGATAATCAATTACTTATCTGCTTTACTCGTGTAAATTAGACATAATGAATCTTGTGCGAACGCTGTTGGTAATCAAGGACTTATGAAACAACTTTGCAAAGGTATCCCCCGCCAGTAGAAAAAACAGCCACCACCACCGGGGAAAACAACGACCGCGTACAAAGCGTAAGCCGCTCAGATTTTTTTACCAAATTTACAACG